GCCATATACGAATCTCGTAGCCACGTTCTGGCAGTAGGTTGTATATAGACATCTCAGTCTGGGGTGTACCGAGGTAGATAACACGTCCATTAGGCTTGAGTACAGCATCAAACTCTTTGATTGCCTCTGATAACTTGTCGCGCATTGTCTGAGTAGCAGAGTTGTTAGTCACCTCCACGTCATCAGCAATTATAGTGTTGGCACGGGAGCCTGTAAGCTGACCTGAGATACCCACGGACTTAACCGAGGGAGAGTGGTCGGGCATGGCTGGGCCAACATCAAATGCAATGACAGAATCACGTTGCCCATTCTTTGTGCGTAGGTGTTGGAGTAAGTCGATTTCATTTATTAGTCGCTTAGTAAAGGTTGAGAACGCATCAGCACGTTCTTTAGATGCAGATACCACCAGAATCTTATGTTGAGGGTCACAGTACAGTAGCCAAACTACATAAGCGGAAGTAATCCAGGATTTACCTATCCCACGGAAAGCTTCTATTACGCAACGTCTAGGGCCAAGCTGTAGATAGCTTGCCATGTCGTACTGAATAGGTGTGGGGTCAGGTAGTGTTAAAGTAGTCCAGACAATCCATAGGAATTTACGGAAGTCTTGTTTGATTGGGTCGTTTACTACAGGTGTAGTCATGCGTTACCTAGTGATTAAGGGGGAGTTCATCGTCAGGGAAGTCTGGAAGGGCGTGTATTAGGTTATCTAAAGGATTACCTTGCGTAGCTACGCCATCAATTCCATTGTCTTTAAGCATTTGCCTAGCCACGTTAAAGATACTAGCTGTGGCTTCGCCTGATTGGACTGCTGTTAGTAGTTGAGTGGCTAACTCTTCGTGAAGTTCAGCCATTATTTTTTCTAGTTTGCTATTGCTCATTTGGTGAGTCCTTTAGCTTTCTCAAAGGAGCGTAAACCGCCTAGACCTAAGAGTGACATTACTAATGTTGTAAGTTCTGCGCTTGCGATTGCAGGAAGTTCTGCTGGTAAGTCGATGTATGCGTTAATGAGTCCAGCAAAAGGTAAGATAAGGAACTGGTAACCTAGACCAATTGCACATACCCAACCGATAGCTGGACGCCAACCAGCCACCCACACAGAAGCATGTTTGGCAGATTCTATATTCGCCATTGCTTGTAGATTGTGGGGTTTCTGGAGTGCTTCAGTCAGCTTGAGCCGAGCATTCGCCCGTTCTTCATCTGACGTAAATAAATCATCAAGGCCATCCATCACACTTCCAGCAATCCCTGCGAGAGGATTGATAGACATAGTGATTCCTTGTTTAAGTTCCCATCCATTTGGATAGAACTGAAGTACCAACACCACCTAGACCTATAGACAGAAGCATAGCTCCAGCAAGGAATCCCTTGCCTTTGACGAGTTGTTTCTCTAGGTCATTTATCCGTTTGGATAGGATGGCGGTTGTATTATTTAGTGACTCGACCTGTGCGCCTAAGTTCTCTACTAGAGTAACGAAGCGCCCTGCGTCATAGTCCGACATGTTAGACATGATGTTACCCTTTTATATATACAGCTATTCCGAATAAAAGACCCATAGCTAGAATCATGCAGATGCCTACGTTGATTCCTAGCTCTATGTCTTTCTGTAACTTTGCGTTTCTTCTGATACGCTCATTGACTTTTTCTTGCGCTTCTTCTCTCCGTTGCCTGTGCCACTCAGCCTCAAATTTTACGAAGTCGCTCCACCCATTAAGTCTGGATTTTTTTAGGTGATGCTCTAGCTGTTCACGCTGAATTCGTTGCTGCTCGGCATATTGGAAGCATTCTAATGCTGTTCCACGGCTGCTGGCATCTCCAGCTTTCTCTTTTACTTTCTGTGTAGCTGATAGGTAGTCATTCAGTTGAGTACCTAATTGGTATAGCTGCTGTCCATTCTTCAAAGCAGTCGATAGCGTCTTCCAGATAGCATTTGCCGCTGCAATTTCCATTAGCATCGCCAATACCTCCTGCTATATTCTTGGGTTTCGTAAGGTTTGGTTGAGGGTTGTACTACTAGATATTCGATGGGCTTCTCTGCCACCACAGGTTCGACAATTAAAGCCTTCCCCTCTGGCAGCAAGGAAGTGCTTTGGTGAACTATGGGCAGTCCAACAGGACTAGACCACACTAGACAATAGATGCCCTAGCTGCCGCCCGTGATGCAGTCACAGAGTTTGGTACAGCCACGCCTGTTTCTTGAAACCTGACGATATACCAATCTGTTTCTGCTAGATGTTGCTTTGCATCTACACTAGCTTGGGCTACTGTATCGACTTCTACACCATCAATAAATGTTTCAATCTCTGCTATTTGAGCATCAGTTAAATCTGTGTCCACATTATTGTACTGGTACTTATTAAGTCCATCATTGCTGCTATAGCTCAGTGCGTCATAAGCAAAGCTAAACTCAGGCTTAACGCTTGAAGTTAATTCCTCTGAACCCCTGCGAAGGTGGGACAGATTAAAGTCATAAACTAGACCTTTCATATTTAAATTCCTACTGTAGTTGTTTGGTTTTGATAAGATGATGTATCAATCCAAGTATTAGTGGTTGTGGTGACATAATTGTAAACCCCCACATAATAAGACCTAATCCACCTATCATAGTCTGTAGAGTGTTCACCAGCCCTTCTGTACTGAGTATTACCAAGAGTTACAGTCGTTGCGCTTCCGTAACTTGTACCACCAATTAGCATGGTTCCCCCCGAAAGGTTGCGGCCTGTTGACCAGTATGTTCCCTGATAAGATGGAGCAGATTGGTATTGGTAAACCCACGCAGATGAACTACTAGATTGGTTGTAACCAGAAGTTACCCAAACAGAAACAGTCACCTGATTACTCTTTCCGTGGAAGTGCGAGAAGTTAAACGTACCACTAGATGGAAGTCCTGATACCCCTAGACCAACCAAGGGGTAATACTCAGACATTGAATGTGGAGCAGAGCCACCAAACTCAGTGGCGATTGCAGAGAAGCTTAAAGCCCCTGAACTAGGTAAAGCCATACATTACTCCCCTACCATGTCCATTAGAGTTTCAATCTGAGTCTGTTGCTCTTTGATTGCTTCAATAAGAAGTCCAACCACGTTGCCATAAGCTACAGACTTCATGCCATCTTCATTATCAAACACAGCTTCTGGTAGAACTTTCTCTAACTCTTGTGCAATGACACCTGTACCACGCTCTGCATTCATATCAAAGGTGACACCACGGACATTAAGGACTTTACTTAGCGCATCAGGGATTGTTTCAACGCTGCTCTTGAGGCGTTCATCTGAGTAAGCTGTTACGTTACCAGAGGCAGTCATAGAACCTGTTACAGATACACCTGCTGCTGTGGTTTCTAGCTTTAATGCGTTGTTGTGATACAATTTCACTGCCGCACTTTCTGTGGCAATTATCATATTTTCAGTGGCAGCAGCGTTTGCAACTCTAAACTCGTTGCTTGCTACCCATAACGAGCCAGTGCCAGTATCTTTAATGTAACTGTCACTACCATCATGGTAAATCTCTAAGTCAGCCCCAGTACCATAGGTGTCTTTAACATTGTCACCATGCAAGGTATTACCCGTCATAGTGCCGCCAGCACTATTTACAGTGCCAGAGACTGCCAAGTTTCCTGTTACATCTACACCTGCGGATGCGGTAGCTAGTTTGGTGGCATTGTCGTAGAAAAGCGTTACTGCTCCATTTTCGGTAAACGTAGCCATATCTTCATAGGCAGATGATTTTAGTCTTATAACACTTCCTGTAACTATAAGGTCACCAGTTCCGTAGTCACGAATATAACTGTGAAAACCATCGTGATAAATCCGAAAGTCACCATGAGTACCAAACTTAGCTCCTACGTTATCACCGTACCAAATGTCACCCGTCATAGTACCGCCAGCTAATGGCAGCTTAGTACCAAGAGCAGTAGTGACAGTGGCTGAGTAGTTTGCATCATCACCAAGTGCAGCCGCTAGTTCATTCAAAGTGTTGAGAGACTCAGGGGCCGCATCAATGACAGTGGCAATAGCAGCAGTTAGGTCAATAGCACCTATAGCAGCCGCAACATCAGCAGCAGTGGATAGTGCAGTACCACCTACAGTGGAACCATCGTGGACAACAAGAGTGTCTTTGGTTGTATCCACAGTTACTTCACGTACAGCACCTGTGAAAGAAGCGTGTTCAGTAGTAGTACCGCCTCGTAGTTGTAATCTTTTACTCATGTTTATAGACCTCCAAAGTCTAGCTGTAGGTTAGAACCCGATATGGTTCCTACGTTTGTCATGTTGTTGTTCTGTGCGTCTAAAGCACCACCTAATTGTGGCGTTGTGTCAGCTAGAAGAGATTGAATGCCAGCAGAAATTAGTTCCCAAACAGAGCCAGAATAATATTTCAATACGTGCGCTGTTGCGTCATACCACAAGTCACCAGCACTTGGCCCAGCAGGGGCAGTCGCAGAGATTTTGTACTGCTCAGAGAATGTATTAATGTCTGCAAGGGCAGCAGCCACTGCGTTAACATTAGATATTGCATTACCTACTTGGTTAACATTAGATATTGAACCAGCAGCTAAGTTTATGTTGCCAGAATTACTAACAACGCTATTGATGTTTGCTGAGTTACTTACAGCATTGTTAATGTTGCTTGAGTTAGACACAGCACTGTTAATGTTAGTAGCGTTTCCAGCAACTAATGTGATGTCTCCTTCATTTCCTACAGCACTGTTAATGTTAGAGGCATTAGATACAGCACTGTTGATGTTGCTTGAATTACCAGCCACTGCATTCACATTAGCTATACCACCAGCCACAATAACTACATTAGCTATATCACCAGCCACAGTTCTCACTTCAGTAATGCTTTCACCTACAGCAGTAATGTTACTGCCTGTACCTGAAGTTACTGCGGAAGTGATTAGACCCATGTCCTCAATGTATACAATGTCACCAGCAACAACATCAATGGCTGCTTGGTTAGCGGCTGTCGGTGCGGTAGCTGCCCATGTTCCAGTGCCAGTGCTGTATGCACGTAACTCGTTGTTAGCTGTGTTCCACCATAAGTCACCAGAGTCTAGTGATGTAGTCGGAGCATCAGCCTGAACGCGATACTTATCAGCAAAGCTGTTAACACTAGCCATGTCACCAACTAAGGTGTTGATGTTAGCTGTGTTGTCTGCAACAGTAGTTACGTTAGCTGAGATACCAGCGACAGTAGTTACGTTACTAGATATATCTGCAACAGTAGTCACATTAGCTTGAACAGCAGCCAACGTATTCATATCAGCCACTACATCAGTAGTACCTAAAATCACCATGTCAGCAACAGCAGAAGCTGTGCCTAGCAAACCAATCTCAGTAGCTTTAGCTGCAACTGCGCTAATGTCTGTTGCATCATTTGCTACAGCCGTAACATCAGCACTGATTCCAGCAACAGTATTAATGTGGGCTTGCTCAGTGTTAGTGGGCTTTAGTGTCTCCCATACTGAACCTGTCCAAGCATACATGCGTGATGATGTGCTGTTCCAGTAAACAGTGCCCGTTGCTAGAGCATCGTTATCATTATCAACAGTGGGTGCTGTGGCAAAAGAGCCTAAGAACCTATCGTCAAATTCATCTAGGCTTGCGGCTGCATTAGTCTCACTGATGCTTGCAGCATTCTGTGAAGCCAAAGCTTCTTCAGCTTTAGTGGTAGCAATAGCTGCTTTATCTGTAGCGATTACAGCCTTTGCTGTGGATATTACTTCACTTGCTAGGGACTCAGCAGCTTTATCAGTTGATATAACAGCTTGTGCTGTAGAGATTACCTTAGATGCTTCTGAGGCATCCTCACTAACCAATGCAGCGTTCTGTGATACCAGTGCTGCGGCTGCTGCTGCATCTGCAAGGGCAAGCTGTGAGGACTGAGCAGTCTCTGCCCACACTTTAGTCACAGCATCTTGTGCATCTGTGGGGTTAGCAACACTCTTAATTTGCTTGTTACCAGCATTAAAGGTGTTGTTGTAATCTAGTTGGATTGTAGTGTCTGAAGAGTCAAACGCTTCTTGTGCCATTTCAAATAGCTGGTTACTGTCAGCATCAAGTGCTGCCTCAGTTAGAACTGCACCATCTTGGAAATCTACAGCGCGCGCAGTTCTGTTTGATACTCTACGCACTTCTACAAATGCACCAACATCAGGTGCTGTTGTTAGCTGAACTCTACTGGAGTCTAGCCATGTGTAAGTAACGGCAACATTATTAACTTTCACGTATACGTTTGCTTGTAGCAAGTATTGGAATGTGACGTTAAATATTCTGTTGCTACCGTCACCCGTGTATGTCACAAAGGATAAGGCCATGTTAATTCTCTATGTTTTAAATAAGGGGGGGTAAAAGAAACCCCTCGACTGAGGGGCTTGTGAGGTTACATTTTAAAAATATCGTCTATACGAGATTCTCTATCCAGGCGATTTTGCCTGAATGCTGGAGATTTATTCTCTAACGCTTCTCTAGCCATTAGGCGGTAGCCGTTGACTATTGTCTGAATCATCTTAACTTTTGGTGGAGTAATGTCACCTAAAGTAGAGTGTGGAGCCATTTTGTAGTCCATACTTTTTATTAACTCAGCTATCTCTTGATGCATGGTTCTACCTGTATATGGGTCACGCATTTCACCAACCATTCGGTTGTACTTAGCATAGACTGATTCAGTTTCTCCAAAGTCATAGACATCTCTAAAGTCCACGTTTGTACTACCTAACTCATACCCAACTTTCTGTATGATTGCTCTATCAAGACCATTTGATAATTTGTAAACTTGTTCTGCAACAGGGTCACTTACTACCTTACGGTTCCGAAACATGAATCCATATACTGGAATATCATAACTAGGTTTAGTGATTTCACGCCCATATAAGTCATATTGCTTTCCCAACTTCTCAGACAACACAGGAAGTCTGCGCTGTACCTTTTCCATGAATGAACTAGCTTCACGTACATTTTCATCTGAGTTCATTTGAGATAATACGTTAGGTGTGAATGCTACAAACCAGTTTTCAATGATAGTGGTAAACTTGTCTGGGTCATTAAAACCATCAAGAATCTTTTGCAAAGAAGAGAAGTAAGCTTTATTAAGTATGTTGTTAGTAACAGCATAAGTAAGTCCACCAAGAATTTCCAACATATGGTCTTCTAAGTTAGTATTTGATAAGTCTTTCTTCATCATCCACACAAGGTCTGCACTTAAACCCATTAACAATCCAACTGGGCCTAGCTTTGAATAGCTAACCCACTGGTCACCAACGCGTATAGAGTTAGGTTCATAACCCATCGCTTTCCAAAGTTCTCTTTGTTTAAAGTCAGAGGGGCCACTACCGGTCATTAAGTCTTCATGTGCTGCATACATCATTCCACTAATAGCTAACAAGCCTATTTGCTTGCGCGCCTTTAGTTTAGCTTTCGCAACAGGGGAACCTTCCTTTAGTATGTTCTTCTGTTTAGCAGAAATGCCTTTAGTAAAAGGCATGTACATCATAGATTCAGATACAATGTTAATAGGTGCGCGTATAAAAGGCACGACTATCAATCTTCCATATCCACCACCCAAGTTGGCAAAGTCATTTATTAACTTACCTAGCTTACCCTCCAAATCAGCAGTGTATGTTGTCTCACGTATTTCACGTAAGATTTCTGAATCACTTACTCTTCCGTTGACATCAATCTTAGCGTTCATGTTTTTAGCAAGAAGTGCTTCAAACTCGTCACCTTTAGGTTGGATGTTACTATCTCGTACAACAACACCAGTGCCCGGCTCAGACGGTGCAAGCTTGCTGTCCATATATTCGACAACAGTGTCTGAATAGATAAGAGCGCGAGAACGGTTAGCTTTTATACCTTCATCTAAAAATAGCAAGGCTAAATGCGCTTGGTGTACACCACGCTCCCAAAGGTTACGCCTAACAAAACTCATGTTTGCCAATGCGCTATCTCTTTGGTCTTCAACTTTAGTGACAAAGGGGTCAGTAATGTGTTGACCGTTCTTCCAAGCTTTCATTGCTTGGCCCCAAGAAGACCTGAAGTAACGCCTATTACCAGCGTACTGCGCCCATGCTCTTTTTCTTCCTCTAGCTTTCTCAGCACCACGTCCTAAATGACCCCACCATTCAACAAATGGTTCAGTCCAAAGTTTAGACATGTTAGATAAAGCAGCCGCTTCAATAGTTGAAGGGCCAGATAGCATCATTGCAGAACGGAATCTGATTAACTCACTCAAGAATGTAGGGTCATTAAGCTTGTCTGTAGCTTTCTTCATAGCCTTGAGGTCAGCCATTCCTACCTTACCTGAACCAGCTTTAGCCATAGACAGTATTGTTTTAGCCAGTGAGTCTACATCCCCACTAGCTTTGCCACTCATTAGACCAGCTACTAAATCTGGGTCGCCTTTCATAATCATGCGGTAGTTACCAAGACCACGGGAAAATTCCCTTGAAGCTAACTTAGTCAGTTCCATAGTGTTAGCAAACAAACCTGCCATTTCTACGAACTCAGCAGCTTCAGCGTATGACAGACCCTGACCTGTGTCTTGGTGCTTCTGTGCTAACGTCCACACCCTTTCACCTACAGTAAGGTTAATTTGACGCATCTTTTGCGCTCTATGCCTTATTCTCTGTAGTTCAACGTGGTCATCTTTATACTGCTCAAGAATTTCAGACAGGTCACCGCCCGTCTGCTCCATTGTGAGTCTTCCTTCTTCATCAGCTTTAGCACGGGCTGACTCCAAAGTTTCGACACCATCAGGGCCATTCATGTCAGCATCACGTACACGTACTTTTTCCCAGTGGTCAGACGAAGCGTTTATAAAACCCTTAACATCATCAACTGTTTCTAGTCTATCTACGTTAAAGGTAGGTTCACCATCATACAGGTGTGAAAAGTTCTCACCGTCATTAGCTTGACCATAGCTTTCGCCATTGTTTAATGAATCTGTTTCACCATCACGGGGTCTTACTACAGTAGAAACATCTGTGTTAGGAGCTTCGTAGTCACGAAAATTAGGGTCATCAAGTAACTCACCCTCAAGAGAACCATCGTCTTTAGCAGCGTTAGGAACTTCTTCAGGTGCGTCTATTCTAGGTGTGTCTACATCAACCATATCATCTAAATCAACTGGCCCATCACCTTCAGGTAAAAGACTTTCTGTAGTGCTTAGTTGAGGAGACTCATTTGACCGAAGTTCTTGACGAACCTTTGGTGGAGAAAAGAGTTTAGCAATACTGAAACCTAGTGTAAGACCAGCACCTAATCCAATAGCTGACGCTTGACCTACTTCTCCAGTATCTACCTTAGATAAATCACCCTTGTTATCAATAACCTGTCTACCGACATTATCAGCACCTCCATAAACAGCACCCTCTGCACCAGCGACTACGCCAGCACCTAATGCTTTTTTGGACATGAGACTTTTAAGTAGTGCTGTAGCACCTCCCTTTAGAACAAGACCTTTGGCGGCTTGGGCAAAAAGACCAAATCCAGCATAAGTAGAAATGTCAGTGGCAATACCTTTAGCTGCTCTACCAAAGTGGCGTAACTCAAGAGGCATTGCATCATATCGTTCCATTGTGCGAATCAAAGCCATTTGCTCGTCATCACTCCACTCTTCAATACCCATAGCTACAAAACCAAGGTCAGGAAGGTTCCACTGAATTTGTCCTATGGCTTGCATAGCACCTTCAGCATACTCTTGGTCTGAAAACTCTGGAGCGACATAAGCTTCATTAGCCGCAGCCATACCAGCCTGTAGTTCATCAATGCCTACAGGAGGCTTAAACATGGCGTTAGTACCCTGCTGTGACTCCATGTATTCTTCAGCACCTGAACCTAAATCAACGCCTAAACCCTGAATGTTTAACTTAGGGGCAAGGGTTCTGGCATCTGCTATGAACGACTCGTCTTGAAGCCAATCATCTTCCGTCTTGGGGGCTAAAGATGCGCTACTAAATCCAGTTATAATTTCAGGTTTAACCGCAGTATGCCCTGCTGGAGAAAGGCCAGCCGCAGTAAATCCAGGACCTTGAGTATCAGTATCAGCCATTACCTGTTCTCCCAGATTTCTTTATTATTTTCAAAGTAAGTTGCGAAAGCACCTGTACCACCCATGTTGCCAAACCCATCATTTAATGCTTTTAGCTGAAGGTCTAAAATCTGCCAGACTTGCATCTGCTCACCTTCATAAGTATCTAGTTGTAATGGGTCTTCATCAATCAATCGTTTTAATTCACGACCTTTATCACCAGATTCAAACACTGAATTGATGTTGTCTAAACTAGCGTTAGCAGATGTAAGTTCATTAGTTTTTTCAGATAACCCTGCGACCTTTGCGACACCAGCAACAAACTCTTGATGTGCCAATACTTGAGCCTTTACAATTTCTTTTTCTTGATTGATTTCGGTTTCAGCTTGAAGGTTATAGGAAGACAACTCAGCAGTTGTTGGCTTATTACCTGTTGTATTGTAGTGGTGCTGGATTATCCTAGACATTGCTGCATCAAAACTTCTACCTAACTGAGCTACTGCATCAGCATTGGTTTTAGATTTATACATCGTGGACTGTTCAAGTGCGCGAGTAATGTCACCTTTGAAGTCTTTGACAATAGGTTGTTTTAAAATAGGTGTGACTTTGTTTGATTGGTCTAAAGAATTAATTAAACTTGCTGCATCATCAGGATGTATTTTATCCTCTGACACCATCTTAAAGATTTTAGCGTTAGTAACCATGTTACCTTCTGGGTTATATGCACTATTCTTTATGTCAGCTAAAACAGCATTGTAATAATTAGTATGGTGATTTAGCTTTTCAGTACCAACTTCAGCATTCTTTTGAAAAGCATCCTGAACACCAGTGATGGTTACCATAGAAATACCATTGCTCGTTAAAGCGTATATCATTTCTGTTGGAAGTTCTTTATGTGGGTTCTGGTAAAAAAAGTCGTTAGCATCATTCCAACTATCTTGGACTGCTTTATCCTTGGCATTTTTAGCATCAACAGCTAATCCACGTTGAACAGCTTCTCTTCTAGCAACCACTTTGTCTGTCGCCTGTTGAATAACAGATTCAGCATTAGTGTTTATAGCCTTGCCTCCACCAGTAGCAAACCTAGATAACCTTGCTAATAACAGATAGTTTTCATCTTGTGTACTGACATACTTTGTAATGGCGTGGTCAAACACCATCTTGCTACCTTCACCCTTAGTCATTCCACCAGTGGCGTGGGCTGTAAGAATCATATCTTCTGTATTATCAGCCACCTGTTGAATGGTCATAGTGCCAGCATTGATACTAGCCATGTCAGAGTCTATGCTTTGTCCCATCTGAGACTTTGTTTCAGCCCTCATACGGGTATCAAGGAATGAACGATGCTTTGCCCTCATGCCATATTCGGTTTCATTTATGACACCTAAAGCACCAGAGGTCATAAAACGGTCACCTTGTAAAACGTCAGCTAACTGGGTTTTACGTTCAGCCATGAATGTAGGAAAGTCCGTTCCCGTTTCATTTGATTCCATTCGCCATTTGTTATAAGCATCTTCACTTTCCATTCGCCATTTGTTTGCAAATGACTTTCCACGCAGTTCTTTTAGGTGCGCTATTACGCCCGGAGATTCCTGCGTGTAAGCACTAAAGTCATGTATGCTATCAGCGTTGTTAAGGGAATCTGAAATGTGTAGGTTTTCAGCAGTTGCTTTATCTTCAATCTTCTGTTGTTTACTTTTAGTATTCGCAAGTCTCGCAAGACCCTCTTCTATGCCAGAAGGTGTTTGGTCAGGACGGACGTAGAAGTCCCCCGACTGTGCCGCAGGGCGTAGTGCTGTCACCTCGATGCCAGAGTTAGTCGCCATTTTAATATTCCTTAATATTGTGTGTAATCTGATGATGGTTGAGTTGTATTAGTTGAATACTGACCATCACCTATCGTGTAGTAGTCGTTAGCAATTCCTAACCCAGTAGCCAATAGGCTTGGGCCTTTCTTTCCACGTCCGTCAGCTTGGACTCGCAAGCCCTCTAACTCGTACTGACGTTGTTGGATTTTATTATCAAAGTTGGTATTTATGTTTAGCTTGTTACGGGCTTCTACAGCTTGCTTATCCCGAATAATCCTTCCTACAATTGAACCTCCCATACCTTCTACAGAAGCTGCATAGTCAGCTTGCGCTTCCCTAGCTTTTATAGTGTCTTGAAAGAGTTTGTCAGAGGCCGCAGTACGTTCTTGTAGCGTTGCTATGGATTCTTGCGTGTATTGCTGCATGAGATTGTCACGAACTGCTTTGTTCTGAGCGTCAGCAGCAGCTTGCTTTTCCATATGTCCAACTACTTTCCCTGCTGTTGCCAGCATCATGGGGTTGCACATTTCATTTCACCTTTATAAATTCATAGAATGGCTTTTTGCCCACCCCATATTCGGGTACTAGGCGTACCATAGTGAAGCCCATCCATTGAAGCCAGCGTATAGCTTTTGGATTCTCTGCATGGACATAATTAAATAACAGGTCGTAGTCTTTATGGACTACATCAAGCCATTCCTTACACTCAGATTTAAGTTGTCTAGTGTGTTGATATATTCCTTTACCGCCCAACATCCAAGGCACACCTATAAAATCCTGGTTTACATTCCCTACACCAAAACTCAGCATAGTAAATTTGACTACCCCAAACATAAGTATAGGAACTCCCTCTCCATCAACAGCTACATAAGCTGCATCTGAATCATTAAGTGATTTAGTCAGGGCCGTTACTGGCCCCAACCCACAAGAAATCTTTAACTCTTCCTTGTCTGCATCACGTAACCTTGGGCCTAACAAATTGCAATCATTAACGGTTGCTAATCGTACTAAAGCTACCATTAAATTCTTCCTGATTTAGTTGTGTAGTAACCTGTCCATTCCGCAGATTGAAAGGTGCTTGGGTAAGGTGTGTCATTGCTTACTGTAATAGAAACCCTGTCATTCTTGGATAACAAAGGAAACTCAAAGTCACCTGAAGTCAGGGCTACTGAACCAACTTTTATTATTCCTAATGGTGGGCCGCTAAAGTGGTAAGTGTGTTCGATACCTTGAGTAAGCGTAGTGACTTTAAACATACCTGTGTTTTGGTAAAGTAACTTGAAGTTGCGTAACTGTAATCTGCCTGAAGTGTCTGTTAACTGACTACCACCAGCACCTACACTTTTCTTATACTGAGTTGAGAATGTGTAAGACATAGTGTATGGATAGCCTACAAAACTCTCACCATCAATAGTTGTAGTGATTTGGTTAGCGGCTGGTGTAGAGCCTGATTCCAGAGCGTCAAGGAAAACCATCTTTCCTGTTGCTGTTATTTCAGGAGACTCTTGCAATTGCATCTTTTCAAGAACAATACTTGAACCCCGTTGCAGTACCCAAAATGCTGTTGACTCAATTACTGACAAATTTAGTATGCGGTCTGAGTACGGGAACTCCCACTTAGACCAAGACATCTGCAATGCTTGACCGTCACGTCTTAGATATTTATATACATAAGCTGTTGGTACAGTGTTTACACCATCAGTCAATACAAATAACATATCTTCATTAGTGTTAGTCACCAAAGAGGTAGCTTTACCTTTTATATAACGAGGAACATTGAGGGTCGCATCAAGAGCGATGTTGCTTGCAGTATCTGCTTGAACGAAGAACTCACGAACACCTGCGAAATCTTCCCTGTTAGTGGCGAAGTAAACATACTCACCAGCACCAACTGGCTCTGCCTGTAAAGATGATTCATATTCAGTAGTCTGATTTATGGACACAGTTTCAGGAGTCAATGAGTCACCCGCACTCAGCATAAACTGAGTCTGGTCAGAGAACAAAAGAAGTGTCTCGTTAAATGGTATAGCGTGGCGAAGTATGGACACTTTAGTGTGACTCACTGCTACATCTATAGGGTCAGTTGCTAGTACAGTTGTTACTGTTTCAGGATAGAAAGAGAAGTATTCACCAGAACGGCTAAAGATAACATTTTCATCTGCTATCACACCTAGTCGGTTACGATGAAAGAATATATCGTTAAGCTTTTTACCTATAAAAGAGGGGTCACTTGCAGATATTTCATCACCTACAGAACGGCTAATCCATTCGTTAGGAGAAAACGTGAATGTGCCATTAGCATTTCTTACAAGCTTCCACGGCATAGTAGCTGCATTTATTGTTGAGTCTGCTCCTTCTGCTATGGACTCTTTCCATATACCTTCAGCAGTATCGTCAGCTACATATTCAACATAGTAGTTATCAGCTTCAGAAGTTTCATCACCTATTACCTTCATCTTAACGCCATTAAATGCACGTCTTGGTAATTCAGAGAATCGTTGTACGGAACCTTTGGAACCAATCAATGCAGCGTTACCGAAGGAGTCTTCAGTACGAAGCGTAAAGTCATTACCATCTGTTCTCTGTATTCGTATAGCAGAGCCATACCGTGTGATGGTATATACAGAACCTAAGTTACTAATTAACTGGCTAGTCAATTGTGTGGCAATGTTGTTGGTCTTCAGGTCAGCCTTGTCTGTAGCACTGGTGGTGTATGTAGCTCGCTGTACATTGTCTATGAATACTTTATAGTCTTGCGCGTAGTTACCCTGCTTTACATGCACAATAGCTTCAGGATGGGCTGGCGTTGAAGTGCTTGCAATCACGGAAGTAGATATTGATTTATTTAATATGAAAGTGAAATCAGCAATGGTTACAGACTTAAAATCTGTGAAGGGGTTACCTGTAGCTAAGTAAGAATAACCAGAGGGTGTGCTTACAGAATATTCAGTCCCGTCAAAGCCAAACACTTTTAAAGACGTGTTGTCTGCAATAACAATGTAACGCTCAGTTATGTCACGGTTAATGGTGTGTATAAAGAAATTACCATTGGCTTGGGCATTGGACACCAAAGTAGCTAAATGCTGTGAAGGAGGTCGCTTGCGTAAACCACTGATAATAGAACTAAAGGCATTGACCTGTTCTTCTGCTTGAGAATTCAAACGAACACTAGGGGCTTGCTGTGATACCCCGTTAGCGAGGTTTGGAATACTGCTACTTACAAGTGCCATGTGTTACCTCGAAATTATTCGGTAAACGTCTTGGTTACCAGTTAGGATATTGTAGTCAGCATTCTGGGACTCAATAAGACGGAGGCTAGTTAAAGCTAGATACTCGTCTTCACGGTTCATTCCGTGTAATGAGTCAGAGCCGAGCAAGCGGTCTTGGAGTATACGGGATGCCCGTAGGGTGATGTAGTTACGTGCTGCCTCTGGGATTTCCTCAAAGGCCAGTAAAAGAATTAGGTTACATTTCACAGTATCAGTGAATGTGTATGTATGGTTTTTACGGTCATACGCCCGTGAACCACGTTGGACTAAGTCATGTTTAGTAGACACTTCAGAGGAATCCACAGACATTAAATTAGTAGGTAATGGTAGGTTGTTATCTAGGTCAGGAACTAGAGGATAGTCATACTCAGTGTTAAAGAACCAACCTTCAACTTGAACTCCACGGTTAACACTGTGTAATACAGAAAGTGCAGCTAGGGCATCGACTGAAGTCATGTTTACCAAGGTGTTCACAGGTGCTTCACCAATAGTATTGAGCATGGTATTGACTGCTTCCAACTCACTTGTAGGTGTTAGGGACATAGTAGTGAATCCTTAAAAGAGGAAAAAAAGGGGAACCGAAGTTCCCCTAGTGTGTTATGGCAATGCTAATTCAATAGCAGCTTCTGGACGCAAGATACCGTGACCCATTGCATATTTAGCAACGAATAAGGTTCCTTGGCGACGAATGTCGTACTCAGACTCAAGGCCCAAGTCCATTAGCTTAACTGTAGCGACAGCAGACTTGTGGAATACCACAGCCTTTGTCTTTGTGAAGTCAGCATGGTAAGTGTTCTGCTCACCAGTAGTAGTGGTTTGGTTACCAGTAGGTAAGTGGTTAGACTTAACGATGGTAATACCAGCTACGCGCAATACTTTACCGTCTGCGTATGCACCAGCACCACCCCAATCTTTGTTCAAGACAGTGGTGTCTTGTGCAAGCTTGTAGTAGATAGCAGGAGATACAACGGCATAGCGTTCATCTTCTGGAATGTCATCACCGTCCATAGACTCAGCAGCATCGAACAAAGCAGCTACGATGTTTGCAGAGGTAGTGAAGTTTGCTTTAGTGATTACAGTACCACCGTTAGTACCGGTAATAGTTGCAGCACTACGAGCAGCTTGTACAACTACGCGCAAGATGTTCTTGTCGTATGTGTTAGCCAATACGTTACCTAACTCTTTGGTGTAGGTTGAACGCACGTCATAGTGGTTCTTAGCTTCATCAATGTTTGCAATGAAAGCAGGGGCAATTAACAAATCGTCAACAGCAATAATCTTCTCTGCTGCTTTGATTGAACCACCTAAGATTTCTTCACCAACAGAGTGGTAAGAAGCAGTCGCAGTACCCATAACTGGGAATGATGCTGACTTGCCATTGTTGATAGTGCGAACAGAATGCATTGCTGCCATTACGTTCTTTTCTTCAAACTGTGTGATTACTTCGCCAGCGAATAGCTTTAGAAATAATGCATCAGTTGCGCCAGCGCCATTGACTTGGCCTAGACGTGATACAGTTGCGTTACTCATTTTAATAGTCCTTAGAGAGGGATTGAAGTTTCAAGTTTTTTGTTCTCTTGAGGCTTCAGCCTTTCCGTGACTTCCACAGTGTTGTCCCTCGCAAGGGCAATGTATTTGTCAGTGGTTTAGCTTATAGCTTGTAGAGGGGGTGCTTAGATAACGCTAGAGCGCGCTAACTTAGCTTCGACTGTCTTGCGGAATGCAGGGTCAGTCTTATATTTCGGGTCGCGCATAGCTGCTGTAACCTGTGCTACGCTCTCAAATTTACTTCCTGCATTTGCAGGGGTGTCGCCAGATAGTAACGAAGGGTTACTCCCAGTGTCTGCTTGGTATTGAGCGTTAAGGCCGCGAACAGCTAATTGGATTTGATTTTGGTCTGCTGAACCCATGACATTATTGTACGAATCAATTTCAGCACCGCTAAGATTGTTAGTCGCCCAAGACATCATAGAGCCATAGTTTTCTTCACCACCTACTGTACTGAACATTTCAGTTCGTATACTTGTGGCTAATGCTTCTTGCCCAGCAATGTATGAATCAACAACATCACGGGGAATGCCTGACTTATTGATGGCCTCATAGGTTTCATCAGATAAAGAGCCATTGCTGCCATACTCTAATTGCATAGCATCGAAGTCTAGCCCTGCATTAGAGGCAACCTCTTTAGCATCATCTTTAGTAGGTATTTCAGATGGTGTTTCTTCAGCCGTAGCTTCAGTATCTTTACCACCTGACATTTTCTTTTCAAGGGCAGCGTAAGACTTAGCCATATCTTCTGGGGTCTTAAACTTCTCTGGTAACCACTCAGGCCGTTCATCCGTTTCGGACTCTTGGTTGTCTGGGGTCTGGGGGGAATCACCGTCAGCTTTAGCTACCATAGCATCAATATGCTCTTGGTCATCTTTGTCTTCGCCTTGGGCAATTGTTACAGATTCTACCATTATGTTTGCTCATTTCCTTGTTGTGCTGTCATTTGCTCTTTCATAGCATCAAAGGCTTGAGGTGCTAACTGTTGTCCAGTTTGCATAGCCATTGCTTGCTGTTCTTCTTGTTGCATCTGTTCTTCAGATTTAATCAAGCCACCCATGTCCATACCCAGTGATGTACCTACGCGAGTGATGTAATCACCTACGTTCATGTACTTTTGAATCGCTTCTGGGCCTAGAGGCTGAAGGTGGTCGAGCATTGCAGATAATTTATTTAAGTCATGTCCACGGCCTAAAGCCTCAAGTCCAGTGACGATTGTTGGAGACACCACACCCTTTGGCAATTGCGGAACTTTCTTCTGCTTTTGCATTTGTAATAAGAGTCGGTTAACTAAGGGGAGTTGAAATTCCTGGCTCAAGATAGAATAGATACCGCCAAGGGCATCCTCTAGTTCTGAGGCCATGTAACGAATCTCTTCGGCTGTTACACGTTCAGCATTTCGCTGTACTGAGGAATTCATTAAGAACGCATAAGATAATCGTTCTTTAATTTCTTGTGCTGTTTGGAACGCTATCTGCATATCTCCAGACTTCTGGACTTGCAGCGTAGTTACATCGTTAGCATCACCTTCACGTATAGCACCATTAGGGGCTTCAGCAAGGACACGCGCACGGGTTGTGCCATTAGGTCTTACTAAGAATAAAACCTTTGCAGACGCAGCCGCAGCTTCAACAATAGCTTGTGTTAAAGTCTCAAGAGAACGGAGGTCACCTTGGTATTCTTCCACGTATCCACGTCCGTAGGACTCACCATCAATGCGGCTTAGTCGTAGGGGGATGTATGGAGACTTGTCCAAGGGAAAAGTTCCTGTCGCTTCTGGAACAGGTATTCCTGAAACTTCTTGCGAGACATTCCATTTACCGTCTCTACGAACAACATGTGTAAATAGAGATACAGGTTCATCTTCGGCAGTGTCTTCTGTGTCAGCAGCTTCTAGTAATAATCTAAGTTCTTCAGGTAAAGCACTAGGGGATACATCTTCCTTAGTGATTATTTCTAAAGGGTTACCCATTGGGTCACGCTTCAGGACATATCTGTCTAAATGGAACACTCTCATTCCACCTGTATCAGGTTGGAAGAGTAGTACGTTACCAGCAACTAACAAATGTTTAATAGCTTCAAATGCTGCAATGCGAGTAGAAGATGCTTCAATCTCAGACATTACTGCTCGTTCAATTTTGGAGAGAGCTTCTTCAACTTCTGCTCTTGCACCTTCCTCTTGTGCTAACTCTTGCAACTTAAAATCGTCCACTGTTAAGCGGAAGAATGGCGAGTTAGGAGGTAGTAATGCCAGCAACATTTTAGAAGATAAATTATTAACACCACGCGCACCAATTCCTTGATATGGGGTGTATAACTTTGAATGTGCTGAATGACCATCTGGAGGAAGTAGGCTAGGGATTGTAAGTTCTGCTGCATCCCTAGCGCGGTCAAGAAAAGGTTGACGCTCAGACTCCAAACGCTCGTAGCGTTGGCGTATAGCTGTCATATATATTTACTTCTTTGGAATGTTAATACCAGTAGCTGAAGTACCACCAACTTGCTGGTCAATACGCAAGGCAGAAGTGCCTTTCTTCTTCTTGTTGGTCTGTGAACGCTTGTTGTCTACATCACCATTCTCACCAATACGGGGAGCCGTAGGTGCAAGGTCTGCTGGTGGTGGAGTAGGTGGTGGGGGTGGATTAGGTGCAGGGGAGGAGCCGCCAAAACACATATTTAATTCTCCGAGTGTGGGTTTAGTTGGTCATTATTAACCAATTCTAAAAAGTTTATGACTCTGTAAATACCTTTCCATTCCTGAGTCATTTCAGGAGTGAAGGTTAGTATTTCAGGGTTGAGGGGGAATAACTTTTTAAGTGCCTCTACAACCTCAGTTGATACAGGAGGCCATTTGTCAATATCCATTGAGAGTCCTTATAGTGCGACAGTTGGTTAGATTTTGTGTTTGTCAAACGCTTCAATCCACATTTTGCATTCTTTGCTACGGACAACATCGTCAATACCAAATTCAATAACAGGAACAGGAAGGTTAAAGCGTTGTGCAAGTTCAATGATTGTCGCAAGTCCACTGGTTTGACGTATGTCAGATTGTGCAATGTCACCATTGATTACGATGCGGCAGTTCTCACCTATACGGGTGGTGAACATCTTCATTTCTTCTGGTGTTGTGTTCTGCGCTTCGTCCATAATAACGAATGCATCACTGAATGATGAACCACGCATAGTCTCAAACGGAGCAACAATAATTGCACCACGCCTAATAGCATTCTCGTATGCACCACCCATGCAGTTCTTTAGAACCTCTACAACAGGGGTAGTCCAAGGGGCCATCTTCTCTTCTAAAGTTCCAGGAAAGGAACCCAGTGAGCGAGAGGATGGTACGTTAGGGCGTGTCAGGATTATCTTATCAATAGTCCCTTGCATGTATAAGTGCGCTGCCATAGTGCTGGCTATGTATGTCTTGCCCGTGCCAGCACAACCTAGACTTATGGTTTGCGTGAAGCTATTAATAGCCTCTATGTAACGTGCTTGCATAATAGTCTTAGGCCGAAGTGCTGTCTTTGGAGTCCGTTCTTCCATGAACTTATCTTTAATTTCACGCTTTGGTTTTTGCTTACGTTGTTGACGTGGCATTTCGTTTACCATCCCCATGAGTCTCCTGACATTCCATCAGCAGAGTAATCTGTTACGCGACCTTCAAAGAAATTCTTAAAGCTGTCGCCATTTAATACCCAATCTAACCAAGGCAGTGGATTTGCAGATATGTCCCAGTTAGCTTTTAACCCTAAGTTAACTAAACGTCTATCTGCGATATACCGTATATATTCTTTAACTTCGCTTTGAGTGATACCTTCCATAGCACCAAGTTCAA